GTCTCACGCAACAACGCAGCGTGATCGGGGGTCAGGGTTTGCCCTGCTTCAAGGTTTGTGATGGCGACAGCCAACTGATCGGCATCCATGCCGGTTCGCTGAGCCAACGCATCAAACGAACGCACCGACGCAGACGTAGCTGCGTAGGCAGGGAAGCCTGTCACAACCGACACCTCGAACAGGCGAATCTGCTTCAAGGTGCGTTGCATCCCGTCATCGCTCCAAGAGTCACCACCCGAAGGGACGGTGAAACCGAACGACATCGAATCCACATCCTTGCGTTGCATCAGCACCGACAGGTCACGGCCAACCGAAGTATCTGGCAGGTCGGCATCGACGAGCAAACCCTTCGAGTCTTCCTGCAAACGAAGCGTCTTGGCACGGGTCGTGGCAAGCAACATGCTGGAGTCATGGTTCATGTACATTCGGATATTGTTCCGTGAACGCAACGACTTGGCGAACGCGCCAGGCATGATTCGCTCAATGAACGGCAACGGCTCCGAGTCCGAGTTGAAGACTGCGGCGTAGCCGGTGAACGACATGCCATCACCCTTCGGGGCGGCACGAAGCTCGAACTCGTTGAACGTGACCCTGCGCGTCTCGACCTGTTCAGTCATGGCATCAACAATAGACGACTTCTGTTCTGGTTTGCGATGGAAGGCGAACGACCTGTCGGCCTCCTCACGATCTGCCTTGATCGCATCCGACTTCTCCTCAAACCAGTTCATCGCAGGTTGCGGGTCTGTAGGGTCGATGCCCCACAGGTAGAAGGCGACTGCACCGGCACCAGGGAACTCGTCGTTGTCTGGGTTCGTGTTGCGAGGCACATCCAAGTCAACTAGATGTCGAGCTGCCCAAGCGTTTGCACGAATGACTTTATCTTCCGTGATTCTTCCTTGAGCCATCTCACGGGCTTCACGAACAGTACGAGCCACAACGCCTGCACCTGCAAGGCTCTTCCCGTAATAATCCAACCCTTTTCGGGCTGCCGATCTGATGTATTGGGGGACATCCAGATTCACCTCTCTCTGCTCGACACGATCCTCGGACTCGTCCTCATCTTCGATCTCGTCCTCTTCCTCGATTGGTTCGGGAAGCGGATCAATCTTGGTGAGTGTGGAGAACTTGTGGCCGACGAGAACTTCGGTGGGTCGCCAACCATTGTCGTACTCCTCATAGATTCGGATGAGCGCAGCCGGATCATCCTCCGTCGCCTCGATGCTGAACTCGGTGCCAGGGACACCCAACGTGCCTTCACGCATCACATGCTCAATGCGACCCCGAGCCGTACCACCAGAAGAATCCCAACGCACGAAATCACCTTCGGTCAGTTCGTTCGGCAAGGCTCGCTCACCACCAGGCTCCATGTCCTCAGCGATAGATACTGCAACCATCTGATCGATGGCATCCTGTTTCGTTCCGTGACAGCCGATCACTTCACCGTCCTCCTTCTCGACAGCCCAACCTGAGCAGTCAGGGTTCGTGTTGCTGATGTAGTACGGCATCAGACAGGCTCCGTCAACCAAGAAATGTTGTGACCCTCTTTGCCTGAGATTGCGTACAGCAGATCGGTTGGAGAGATAACCAAGTCCAACGCCTCCAGCTTGTCCAACCTGTAACCAGTTGAAGTGGTCACAGCACTACCACCGATGTAGACGGCATCAGTGTTGTCGTTGTTCTTGATGTGCATCTTGTACGGGTTCCCACCGGCAGCGTTGATAAGAACGCCGTCAACGACAGTAGGAGCCGTGCCAATCGAAGTCACACCGCTATAGAACGCCATCAAACCTCACACCAACAGAAGCAACTCGGCTTCATCTTCTAATATTGACCATGCTACTTCACCAGTAGCAGACGCCGACAAGGACACAACAGATGATCCTGAAACAACAATTCGCTCAGGGACACGAGGCAACTCAACCTCAACCGAAACAACCGAAACCTTCTCAACAGCAACCTTCGGTTGACGATACCAAGGATTCCCACCAGACGGATACGAAGGAGTCGGAGTCGGCTGAGGAACAACCGTCGCCTGAGCAGACCCAACCATCGACCCCAACTGCCCGTCGGCGTAAGGTCGCACAAGAACCGACGACGTAGCCGAACCAACCCCAGCACCCAAACCAGCCACCGCTGAGACGCTGTGAACCACAACTGGCGAGGCAGACCCCGAGACAGAACCCAGCATCGCCGACCCGACAGCCTGATGCGACACCGAAACCGAAGCCACACCAGCCAAACCACCCAACTCGGCCACACCAATCGACTGAATGTTGACGATGACATCAGCCTCAGCCAACCCAACCACACCACCCAACCCAGCCGAACCTGACGCATTCGTTTGGAAGGTGTAGCCGTCAAACTTTCCTGCACCATCTAGCGCAGAGGTATCGAGCGTGAAGGCTGGTGAGAATCCGTCTAGGCCGACGTTCTCATCGTTCAGCTGTGAGGTGCCGAGGACGAACCTAGTTCGTGCCATTAGAAACCTATGAGGCGACGGTCAGCGACGTGGTGAGTGAGCCGGAGGCGATGGTGTAGGTGTCGCCTGCGGTGTACGGGTTGCCGGTGATCGTGCCAGAGAACAGGAAGTTACCTGCCGTTGATGCATCCCACACGGTGAAGTGTGTGGCGTCTTCTGAGCCTGCGATGTTCGTCCAACTGATCTCGGCATCTGAGGCGATTGATCCGCTTGAGGCTGCAGCGAACGAGATTGACTTGCGTGTCGTTTCGGTTGCTGGATTGGCGGTGCCGTTTGCGCCTGGGTCGCCGACATGCAGTTTGATGTAGGCGGTCGTCACAGCGAACGAGGTGTTGTTGCCCATCGCATCCAGCCACTTGTTCGCCATGTAGGAGGAGATTCCTGTCGCCATTAGTCCTCAACTCTTTCAATGATGTTCACGATTCGGCCATGCTCATCGCGTTCAACGGTGCGGATCGTCGGCTTGGATTCTGGGACATTCACACGCACAACTGTTTCTGGGACGTTGATGACGGGGGCTGGCACATTGACTGCTGGCGGGGTGTAGTTCACCACAACCTCAGGCATCGTGATCGACATGTCCTGCGACTTGACCTCATACGCGGCAGCAGGGTCGGCTGGGTTCACGGTGGCGACTGGCTGCAACTGTGTGGACGGGAGGCCTGTGTGATTGATGGCAGGCAACTCAAGCGCACTCAACACTTGTGCTGGATCGAAGCCGGCGAGGATGAGACGCTGAGCAATCAAGCTCTTTCGATCCAACTCAGCAAGGTTGGCTGCATTGATGTCCACGTTGGCGAGTGGTACACGGTACGAGTCTCCGCCTTCGACTGGCGACATGTCCTCGATGCGGTGAATGTCGTTGATGGAGAGGAAGCCAGCCTGGATGCCGGTGGAGAACGCCGCGTAACGCGAAGCCTGGTCGCCTCGAAGCAGACCGTCCACATTGAATCGGAGGAACGCACGGTTGTCCAGAATCTTCTGGTAGCCGTCCTCAATCTTGGCGATATAGGGGCGGAGCGTGTGCTGAACGAAGTGAATGCCGTTCTGTTCCACCGATGCATACGACATCGCACCAGGCGTCGTCACACCAAGCATCGATGGTGGGCAACGGAACGTGCGAGCGATCTCCTCAACAGCGAAGCGACGGGACTCTAGGAATTGTGCTGAGTCGTTGTCAACGGTGGTCTTGTTGAAGGTTGCGCCACCGAACAGGATGCCTGGGCGATGCGAACGACGCAGACCTTTGTGGCCTTGCTCGAATCCGTCGACCAAATCTTTCGCTTGCTCACGGGTCAGGTTGCCTGGGAACTCGATGATGCCGGACGCTGAGGAGCCTTGTCCGAAGAATCGTGCAGCGAACTCCTCCAACGCGCGAGCCAAACCAAGATTCTCTTTCACCAGATCGATGCGTGAACGGCCACGCAACTCACCAGGCATACGCAACTCGGTGATGTGAATCATGTCCTCAGCCTGAATCACATCACGCTGCTCGAAGATGTAGATCGGGCGACGAGTCACACGGTCACGAGAACATTCAACACGCTGAGGATTCAACACCACCAAGCCTGCGACACCCTGATCGTCACGCAGGATGCGAGTGAATGAGTTGCCGTCCAACAGCAGAGACACAAGAACCTGCTGGAAATGTTCGGTGCGGGTTACACCTGACTCTGGGTAGTCAAGCCATGTTGGGCGTGGGCGGAACGGGCGACGCTCACCGTCGACACGGATGAAGGTGTCGACTGGGAGCGTCGAGATGGAGTCGGCGATCAGGCGCACACACGCATAGACCGCTTCAATCTTCAGCGAATCATTCTGTGTGATGACGGTGCCAGCGTTCGTCGTTGTTGCGAAACCGTCACCAGCAGCGAACAACGATTGGAAAGAGACAGCTCGGTTCTCTCCACCAGGCAACAGACGCGACAACATTATTTCGACTTCTTCCTCTCACCACGCTCT